ACTATGGATGGATATGCACATGCGTCCCGGTTAGAGCTCGATCTGGATATGCCAAGTGGACCCAAGCACTTCACCACTAGGCGTCTCGATGAACTGGGCGCCATCGCAACGAGTCACGATGGCGTTGTTGACGATACCGCCCAACGTCTTGTCGGATTCGATCGCCGTCCAAATATTCGTCGCTCCCAGCGGCGACAGCCAACTGTCCAATCGCATCTGCGCCGACTCCTGCGTTGGTGAGCCAGCGAGTCCTTGGACAAGAAACTCCCATTGCCATGATCCGAACGCAACCTTGATGAGTTCACCAAATCCGGTGACCATGATCGCAGGCGGCGTCGGCGACTGGCTCCTGTACGGGGTCACCTGAGCGGTGGATCCGATCGTCGTCTTGATGTTCGCGACGATGCCAGCACGGATCTGGGAGACCTCGAGGCTCACAGGATGAGGAGTGGCTCGTCCGCGTCGAGGTTATCGAGGAGGAAGCTGACGTCAGGGTCGATCTTGCCCAGCCGCGCAGCAGCGATCGCATCAGTACCGACCGTCAGGATCCCGTATGGGGTCTCGCGTGCCCTTTTCAGGTAGCGGCCCGCGAGAATCGTTGTCGCCTGTGTCACCTGATATGGAGCGGTTGACCAGCCGAACGTGCCACCAACCTGTACCCCGTAGTCGAACGGCGGCCAGATGTCACCACCCTGCGTGCGCAGCGTGACTTGGTTGTACGGCCTGCTGTCAAGGGCTGCGTTGATCGGCTCGAGGTAGAAGTCCACGTCGACCGTCCAGGTTGTGTCGTAGGTGCCGTCGCCTTGCATGTCCACCTTCAACGCGGTAAGCGTCACGAGATCGTCAATCTGGATGCTGCACTCGCTGACGTCTGCCGTGTAGCGGCGCGTCTCTGCCACCGGATAGAACTTCGTGTCCTTATAGGCGTCGACGACACGGCTAGCGGCCGAGATGGCGGTAGTGATGTCGTCGTCTGCGTAGGTGGCCGTCCCGATCTCAAGCGTATTCTTCAACTGGGTGCTGGTGATGTAGTTAGTTGGCAAGAGTCAGCGCCTCCCTCGCTCGCGCCATGAACCGTTCCCTGTTCGCAGACCCAGCGCGAATCACAGCAGGGTCGGTGGGTTTCAGTGTTCCGTTGCGGATGTGATGGAGTGGTACTCGGACCTCGCGGAGCGTCATTCCTGCCATGCGAGCTCGGAGGCAGAGGTCATTGTCCTCCCAGTATCCAGGCTTCTCGAATGTTTCGTCGAACCCGCCGAGTTCGAGGAGGTCTTCTCTCATGCCGGCGATGCACCAACCATCCAGGTAGGGCATCGGTATTCCGTCGACTCTTCCGTGCGGGTCGTCACGCAGCTGGGCTCCGACTAGAACACCGGGTTCGACTGATTCACGGATCGGCTCGAGCCAACTTGAGTCTCGTGCGATCACGTCGTTGTTGAGGAATAAGACGATGTCTGAGGCCGCCTCTCTTAGTCCGCGGTTGCATGTTTCGCCGAATCCATGTGATTCTTCGGTGCGGATCTCCGCGAACGGCAGAGCCGGGAACGATCCGTCGTCGATGACCAGGAGTTCGTCACGGTGACTGCGCCTGTTCGCGGCGGCGAGGTAAGCGTCCGCGAATTCCATGTGGTTCAGCCACGGTGTGACGATGCTGATCGTCTGGAAGTCGGGTCTGACGGTACAGACGATCTCTTCGCGCCACACCAGGCCACCCATCTTCTCGACGCACCCGCTGATGAATGAGAAGTCGCCGCCCGGTTCCGCTAGTCCTGGCGCGTGTTCCTTCCATTCGCCCAACTCCTTGGGTCGGTTCGGCACGAGGAACATGGGAGTCCCGACGTTGCCGAACTCGAGACTCTTGTTTCGCCATAGGACGCCGTGCCGTGGATGGTCCATGCGGAAGATGACCGGCTCCTCACAAGCCGCGTCACGCATCAACTCTGCCGCCCCCGGTAGGAAGACGTCGTCGTCGTCGAGGAACGCCAGATGCGTTCCTGTGGCCTGCTGGATGCCTCTGGTGCGTGCCGAGTAGCCGTGGTCTCCATCCTGGTTCTCGATCACGATGATCTCGTCGGCAACAACGGCGCTCGCTTTCGCGGCAGCCAAAGAGTCACGGCCGAGCGTCGGGATTATCACGCTTATCCGAACCACCTAAACCGCCGACCCGTACTTCTGGCGCAGCATGTCGTGCCCCTGCTGTCCTTCGCGGTCCATGCCCTCCTGGCCGATCGTTACCAGATACGTCGCGTGATGGTCGTGGTCGACCCATGCGTCGTTCGCTATCCCCAGCTTCCAGCCGGCCTGCCGCATCCTGATGCAGTAGTCATCGTCCTCTCCGTAGCCGAGTCCGTATTCCTCGCTCAACATGCCAACGTCGTCGAGTGCTTCGCGGCGGATGATCGTGCAGAAGAACGCGATCAGACCATTCGTATAGCACCATCCAGGAGGCCCGGGTCCCTCAGCCCTCTGTTCCGATTCGCAGCGATTGGTTTTTGGCCCAATGAGTCCAAGATGACGGTCAATTTCCATGTAATGGATCATCCGGTCAAATGCGTCGTCGGCGATCACGGTGTCGTTGTTGAGGATGCAGACGAACGGTGCGGTGGTGTCCATGATCCCGATGTTCATCGCTTTCGCGAACCCGTAGTTCTCAGGGAGAAGGATCATCGTGTCGTCTGGTAGCAGCTCCGCTCTCGCCTTTTCGACGTCCTCTTGTGGGCTGCCGTTGTCGACGAGGATGATCCGGTAGTCGCGTGGGATGCTGCGGAGGCAGCGGACAGTGAGGTCCGAGAGGCCGCATTGGAGGAGGACGATGTCTAGCGGCGAGGCCAAAGCTGCAACTCCCTCAACCTTGTCATCAGCAGGGCCCGGACGTCGGCTTCGCTCGCACTCTGCGTCTTCGGACCGATCAGCGTCTCGAGGTATTTCTGGCGCTCGTCCCAGTCCATCACGGACATACGGCGGACGTGGATCGCGATCTCGTTGCGGATCCCTGCGAGCCGCGGACTGTTCTTCACGCAGCACCCTTGACTAGCGCGCCTACATTGTTGTAGTGTCCGCCGCGGAACCGGGAAACGCCGGTGACCGGAACCCTCACAGTCACAGCCACCGGCAGAACTGAGGTTAGACCATGGCACGTATCCGTGTCACGTTCGACGGCGCATCCGCCGTGAACGGCAGTCCGCTGCTCATGCACAACGAGCGGCTCGCGGATCCGCTCGACCCGTACACCAAGTCCCTCGCGGAGTTGACGGGGAAGCGGAAGAAGACCGAACGGGACCATGAGGAAGTCGCTCGCCGCGAGTTCATCGGCGGCGGCTACTGGCTTGTCGACAACGGCCCTGCTGGCGAGCAGTCCGATCCGTACATCCCGACCTGGAACATCATCCGGTGTCTCCAGGAAGGAGCAACCCGGCACAAGCTGGGCAAGCACATTGTTGCCGGAATCGTTCCCGTCGAAGAGGAGACTCTCCTCACCTACGATGGCCCGAAGTCGGCTGACGAACTCTGGAAGTCGGGATTGTTCCATTCCCGCAAGGGCGTGAGTGTCGGTCAGAGCCGCGTGATCCGCACCCGGCCGTGTTTCACCGACTGGTCCGTCAGTCTCGAGTTGGAACTCGACCTGACGATCCTCGATCCCGACACGGTCAACCTGATCGCCAAGGAGGCCGGCATGTACAAGGGGCTGGGTGATGCTCGGCCGCGGTTTGGCCGGTTCAAGGGTTCGGCGGAGTTGATCGGTGATCCTGCCGACTTCATCGCGCCTGATGTGTTGGATGCGGTACGGTCGAAGATGGCTGCCGCTACGGGTGTCAATGCGATCGAGTCTCAGGACTTGACGCACGGCATGAATCATCCGAACGGGAAAGAGCGCAAGAAGCGCGTTGAGAAGGCTCTGTAAACAACCAAGGCTCGGCCTGGTGCGGAGAGGCGGGGAGAGACTGGTCTCTCCGAGGCTTGGTAAGTCCTGGCCCGGCTCGGCATGGCCCGACGAGGCGAGGCGCGGCTCTCCTAGCCAAGTCAAGGCGTGTCCTTCCTTGGCGAGACCCGACCAGGCTCGTCTGGTCATGGCTGGACGTATCTGGGCACGACTGGACTCGGCCCGACTCGGCTTGACTCTCCGTGACGGGGTATGGCAAGGCCCGTCCTGGCGGGTCCGGACTTGGCTCCGCGTAGGCTGGGCGAGGCTACAACTAACGAGGGGCTGGGGAAACCCGGCCCCTCCGACCATCCTCACGCCGTCACCTTCGCGAACGGCTGCACGACTTCGCTGATGAACTCGAAGGACTCGGCGTTCGTGACGCGCTCAACCAGATAGTCCCAGGTCTCCTCAAGGCCATTCCCACAGACATTTTGGACATGGCTATGGATGTGGTCTCCATCACCGAGGCGGTGAACGCGGAGTCCTTCCGGTCGGCGCTCGTCGTTGTACGGCTGGTCTGCGACCCACCATCCGTAGTCCTCGAGAGCCTCATAGCATTCATCGCTGATCTGCCAGCCGGGAGCCTTGAAGCCACGGGTCCAGCGGCGATTGTTCTCAAGCTGATCAAGAACCTGAGTCATCTGGTCGTAGTTCCAGTCGCGGCATTCACCGCCGTCGACGGGCGGGTCTCCGTGTAGCCAGCCGTGCGGCACAGTCTCGATCCAGTCGGGCAGAGAGTCGAGGTAGGTGCGCGGGCACTTTGCCGGGATAGCGAACGCTGTCATGCGGAACAGAGGGTTCGCGTCATGGAGTTTCTCGAGGAGGTCCATGCGGTCGTGGCCTTCATACAGGTCGTCGCTGTCGAAGATCACGTCACCACTCCCAGGTTTCGACAGGACATGAAAATCCGAACTCGTTATCGAACAGCGGCTTGTGCCACTCGACGAGCATCTTGTCGATTAGAGAATCGGCGCCGGTCACCTTGAGTTGGGTGAGCAGCGCCCACTCCGCACCCTCGATGTCCATCTTGACGGTCACGCGCTCACCGAGAGCGAGCAGCCACTTCGAGAAGTCCAAGCAGGGAACTCCGCGAGCACCACCGATGTGAGAGCCCGTGTTGTCGTCGTGGAAGCCAACCTCTCCATCCCAGAGCCACGCAGCCTTCTGCTCGAGCTGGCAGGGGACGCCAGCTACCTCTTTGACGTTCGCGTCCAGGCGAGGTGACGGGTCGAATCCGAAGATGAACTCGGGCTGGAACATCTCGACGAGACGTTCGAGGGATGGGACGATGTTGTCGTGGTTGGCGCAGCCAAGATCGACAACGATCACGCGGGACCTCCCTCGAGGACGCGCCGCTCGAAATATTCGGGGTAGCGTTCGTGCTGGCCGTCCGTTGTCTCGTAGTGCCAGCACTCCAACCGTTTGACGTATCCGCATGTGCCGCCCTGCTGGCGAAACCAGCCGCAGATATGGACGTCGTCATACATGAGTTGGGATTGGTCGTAGCGGAACTCGTCGAAAACCCAGGCTGGGATCGCCATGCAGATGCCGCCGATCTGCGGCACGTCTTGGATGACCTCATCTCCGATGACGAGGTCGCGCATCGGCTGCGGCGGGTTCCTGAGACCCAAGACGCGCGGTGAGAGGATGCAGCCTCCTTCTTCGACTAGACGAGCTAGGTCACGGATCGTGTTCGGCTGCGTGAGTTGGCAGTCGTTGTCGAACGTGACGATGACGTCATAGTCGTCGGCGCAGAGGTCGGTGAGTTGTTGCATGGCGCGGCAGCGGCCGATGTTCTCGGGTTCGAGGATCAGGGTGTGTATGCGGTCGTCGGTGAATTCTCCGTCGAGCCAGTGTTGTGTGCCGTCATCGGAGCCGTTGTCGAGGACGTAATGATCGAACTCGCAGCCTGCGTATTCGTGGAGTGATGCGAAGCACACCTTCGTGTAGGCGAGCCGGTCGCGCGTCAAGGTAAGGACCGCGATCTTCATCTCGGTCTCCGCTTGCCGACGAGTACGACTGGGACGATGAGGTTGGCGGTGCCGCTGATGTTAAGAGGCATCCTCGTCGTCCTTCGGCTTCTGGAATCCTGTCGGCGTCGAGACTGCGTGCGGCGTCATCTTCATCTCATGCCATGTCGTGACCTTGCCGTCCTGCACCGTCACCTTCGTCTCTGTGATGGGCAGCCAGATTTCCTTCGCCATCAGGCTTTCACCCTTTCCTTTGCGCGCCGCATAGCCCGGTTCGGGCCGATCGGCTTCACCTCACGCGGCGCATGAATCCGCTCCAACGCAGGCACCCAATAGTCGGTCATTACTTTCTCGACGTCGTACTGGAGTGCGAACTCGCGCGCCTCCGCGCGCAACGTCTCATCGCCGCGCGTCACATAGGCGGTCTCGAGCGCAGCGACGATCCCGTCGACATCCGGCTTCATCCAGAACGACTCGGCCATCGGATGATCCCACGGGACACCGCCAACCTTCCAACCCGCACCCACCAGTTCCGGCATCGAAGTCCAGTCCGTCACGATCACCGGAGTCCCACAAGCCTGCGCCTCCACGATCGGGATACCGAACCCCTCGCCATACGACGGGTTGAGGAGCACGTCGAACGAGTTGTAGAGCCCGGACAAGGCGCCGGGAGGGAAGACGTGCTCGAGGTTCACCTGTTCCGTGAACCTGACCTGTTCGTCGTTCACCTCGAACCGTTCCAGCATCCGGTACAGGTTCAGGCCGTTGCGAAAGCCGCTCATCTCACAGTGGAGGTAGAGGATCGCGTCCGGGTGCGACTGCTGGAAGATCGAGAACGCGAGGAACGCCTCACTGAATCCCTTGCGTGCCGGCGATTGGCCCTGGTTGTTCGCGACCATGCCGACGACGAAGGCGTCCTCCGGAAAGTTGAGGAGCTTCCGCATCTCGCC